CTAGCAAGCAATAGTCACCAACGGCTATTGGGTGCGCCGTGTAGCTGCCGCCGCCCTGCATAAAGACAGGCGGAACCATCGTAAACTCTGGAAGCTCAATAGATCGGCCATCTACAACGCGGTTAATTACCGGCTGCACGCTGATCGTCTTGGACTGTACACCTGTCACTTTAGCAATAGTTGCCGTATGCAGATTGGACAGCGCAAACTCTATCGCGTCATTCATTACGTCAATTAATTGGCGCTTTTCATTCATAGAACCACCGTCCCCGCTCCTAGCCTTCCGGTACACGCTTGGCTCCAGGCGTCCCCGTAATTATCGCCGCTATACGTGATTGTTTCAATGCGATAAACACCGTCCATATAAGGCGCTGTTGTGCTTATGAGTTGCACACGTCGGCCTATCTTTACGGTAGGGTTAATAAGCGTCTGGAACGTCACCAGCTTGCTCTCCCGAGTCGGTGTGCTAATCAAACCGGTGGCTGCACTAACGACGGGTATAAACCGGCTCGTCACTTCGTTGTCTTTGATGATATAAAGTTGCTCGTTTTCGATGTACCAGGTTTCGCCTGGCGTCACCAAAGAGTTGAGAAGTTCAGCGCTATTACCCACTAGCACCTTGGGCCGCGTCAATACAGGCCGCGGTGTAATTTTCCCAATGCCGGTGTTTACCATATCCTCCAGAATTGCGTTAACAGCCACCCCGCCGCCTATTACAGTACGGCTCGTGAAGCTATTGGTGAAATCAAAGCCACCGTCTTGTGACTCAAGCGTAGTGATAAGATCCGGCCCCTGACGTTCGGTGCCGCCTGTGAATACTGTCCCCTTAAAGACAAGCTCCTGCCGGTCTTCATAACCACAAGACAGCCGTATAGGAATGCGCTTTTTCTGCTCGGCATCCTTTGCCATCGCCAGGCGTTTGCGTTCTTCGATGTTGTACAGCTGTATGCGGCACTTGTTCAGCCCGCCCATGGTGGACTTGTCAGCCTCGAAGCTGATGCGCATGGGCGGTTTGATTATTTCGGTGCGCGTGCCGATGTCAACTTCTAGAGTGTAGGTTCTGTTGAATCTTGGGATGGTCATAAAAAAGCCCGCAACTGAGTGTTACGGGCTAGTATAGCGGAAAGGCGGGGTTTAGTCTTTAATCGCCCACTGGATCAGTCGGCTTGCGTACTGGGTATCGGTGAGCGTAATCATTGCCTCCTTTTCTGCTCGTTCCTTTGCTCGGTTGAATGCGGCCACTTGGTCGGCGGGGATGGTTATGCGCATTTGTTTTCTAGTGTTGGTCATTGTCTAATAATCTCCATTATCTGATTCATTTTTCCACTATCAATCACTCCAACTTTTAATTTTTCTTTTTACAGCTAGAGCATATTTCATTATTATTTTTCACCCTGTTAATGCACCTACCGTCAGAAGAAAATTCTTTTTTTGCCGAGCACCTGTGAACATCTTTCCCCGCTTCAGAGTCCCTAGCAAAACCAGTTATCCTTATGGATATAAGTCTATCAACCTCTTCTTCAACTATAGATGTGCTTACTGGATCTCCCTTACTTACCGGAGATACAAATACGGCAGACCCCAATGCCTTCACAAAGTCTTCACATACTTTACACGGCCAGTCGTATGCACTTTCCGACTGCAAGGCAGGAATGTTTGAGTAAGTTGCACTCATCTTTTGCGCTTCTTCATTTGCAAAATCAAGAACTAACTCACTTATTTTTTCCCATCTCGATTCGTACTCTAACCGATAATTATCATATTCATAATGTGTGCTTCCTGCTAAAACTGACTTCATGTGGTGCTCGCACAGCGGATAGCCTCGAACATAATCCGACGCGTACTCCGGCCAAGCGGCAGCCGGTGATCCGCAAAATGGACAGAATTTCATTACTTGGCCTCCAGGACTTTGTGCAAACGACCATCGTCAATACTGTACGCGCCGCAGTCTAGCATTTGCCCGACATACTCCATCTTTAGGCTTTTGTGAACTTCAGAAGAAAGGCCAGACACCGCGTTTGCCTGCTGTACAGTTATCCTGCCGTCAACTACCGCCCTTGCTGACTCAATAAGAAGTGAGCGTAGCTCGCTCGGCGATGTGACTTCTACTGTGATCTTAGCCATAATACCTACCTCAATCTGATTTAAGTGATGCGCCTCTCACAACGCAAAGCCAGATTAAAACAAAAGCCCCCTTGTGTCAACACTTGGGGGCTTAATTGTTTATTGCTGCTAATTGTTACCGGATACACCGCGATGCTACACCTAAAACTGCACCTCCACGCCCCGAATCTGCACCATATCCGCAGCCTCGAGCAAATAGATTTCGCACCGCCCGCCGCTGAAGTCTGTCCGGGTAAATGGGTCAATCCCGTTTCCGCTCTTATCAACACAGATAAAATCAAAAGGTTGGTTCTGACTGACCATGTGCAGCACGCCCACGGATAGCTTTAGGCCGTACACCTGCGCGCCGCCAAACTCTGCATCAAAAAGCCACACCTGGGTGCGCGGGTAGAACCTAAGTACAAAGGTGATCTCGTCTTTCTCAAACAGGATAGTATGCCGCTGGATGGGTTCGGCTGTTAGGTTTTGCAAGCGCTTCATTTTAAAAGATCTCCGAACCAACTGAATAGGGCCGACTCTTCAACTTCTTCGCCTTCCTGTACGCCTTTATCTTTAGACCCGGCTGTCTGCCCGTTGGTGGAGCTTGACGGGTTTTCGGCTGCCTTTGTGTCCGCAGAGATGGTATCGGCAAACCGGAATTGCTGTAGCTCCATTGTGAAGTCTAACGCGCTTGTTTGGTTGTTTCTTGTTGTTTCAAGAGAGGTTATATACATCTGTTTATAAGTTTTGAACGGCATAGAAATACTTATTAGCTGGTCAGAAGATTGTGCCGATTCCATGTTGTCAATAAACTTTTGAATGTTTGTTATTGCTCTAGCGTCCTGCAATCCAAGGTATGCGGCCACGCGGTTGCTACTCTCAAGAAAGTTATCAACCTTGTCCACCGCGCTTATGAAGTCAGTGGCAAGCCCTGACACCCTGCTGATCTGTGCTTGCGTCCTTGCGGGGGCGTATTGCGTGATGTTGCCCACCTGAGCCTGCGCGGCTTGTAGTGCGGCTATGGCAGGGTCGGGCATGACAAACGTATCCGACACGTTGCCCTCGATGCTTAAGGTCAGTGGGTTGCGTATGATGTGGTCATTGATGTGGCTACCGTCTTCTAGGAAAGTAGTCGGCACCGATGCGCTACGGCTTATTCGCTCACGTACGCGGGCTGCTGTAGTAAACCCGTTTATTCCTATTTCTTCCTCTTCCTCATCGTTTTTAAATTGTCCGGCTAAGTACCCGCGAAATCCAATCATTACCTGCCCCCCCTGCCAACCGTCTGGTTCCGAGCATCTTCAAGGTGCCGCTGTAGACCGTCCGCTGCTGCATTGCCTGCCTTCTCGGGATCTGATGTGCGGATGTCCATAGTAACGGTTTGCTCGACCATGTTGTATTGGTCCATGATATTGCCGCGCCCGCCTGGACGCAGGGATTGGCTGCCGCCTGGGGTTGCGGATGATGGGCCTCCGGAGTCTGAGGTAATAAGTTCCACCGCCCAGTCCGGTAAAAGATCCATTACGGCGGTTTTGGCCCAGTCGAATATTCCGCCAAAGACACTCCTGAATAACTCACCCCACGTATCCACCATATCAGCGAAGCCTTCTCCTATCTGGTCAAATCCCTCGCTGAATTTGCCCGACAACATTTTCCCTATTCCTGAGTATATCTTTTCCCAGTCCTCAAAAGTTCCAAGTGCAAAATTCTTTAAGGTTGTGCCTACCTCTTTAAAGCCTTCTACGATATCTTTTAAAAGTGGCGTTATATCAAACCCGGTAAGCTCTAAAATCCATTCCCTAATGACAGACTTTCCGCCTCGAAAGGCTACGATTAGATCATCAAAAAGCAAAAGTAAAGCGCCAATACCTGCGGCAATTAGCCAAATGGGCGCAGTGGCCAAGGTTAGAGTTCCTGCAAAGATAAGAGCCGCCAACTGAGCCAATCCGAACGCCACACCGATAGCCGCGATAAACGGCGCAACCCGAATCAGCATGCCCACCAGATCGTCTAGAACCCCCACGGTCGCCTTGATCCCGTCGATGATCCAATCTTTGTTAGCGGCTAGAAGGTCAGTGAAATCCTTGGTCAGCTCTGTCAATTCAGGCGCAAGGCCGACGGCAATAAACCGCTTGACCGACTCCATGCCGAACCCCAAAGCCCCCAGCGCGTTGTTATAATCCTGCGCACTCTTTACCTGATCAGCCGTCAGTACGCCAAGGCGCTGCGCCTCGCCTCGCAATGACGCCATCTCTGCGCCGGTTCGGTTCATCATGCTCAACAGGGCAGGGTCTATGCCAAGCGCCTCAGCAAAGCCTTGTTGCTCGTTCATGGTTAGGCCAAGCTGGCGAAACCGGCTACTAACCTCTGCCAGAACTGTGTCGGTTGATTTAACGTAGCCGTTCGCGCCCCTAACACTGATCCCGAGCCGTGAAAAGTCCTCGCTTCCCTTCTGTGCGGCCTCGCCTATCTTTGCGGCCAAGCCACTGATGGACGAATACAATGCCTCGGTTGATGAGCTGGACTGCTCTGCAATGAAGGATAGTTCTTGGATCTTTTCAACAGATACGTCGGTTTGTGCGTTCAGGTCTATGAGCGGCTGTAGTGATTGACTTACACCTGTCACCCATTTGTTGATACCCACAACAGCAACGCCTAGAGCTGCGGTCATGCCGGCTAGTAGGCCGATGCTTTTGCCTAGATTGCCGTTGTAGTTTTCTAGGGGCCTGGTTGAGCCGGAAAAACTGAAGCGGGTGATGAGTTCTGTGACTTCGGCCATGCTGCGCGCCCATGCTGATTACATTTCAGGCAAGTATAGCACGACAGCGGGCCGTGTCACCGTGCCCGCTGCGCTTCGTTCATGTGGTACTTCTCGATAGCCGACGCAATCTCTTGATACTCTATCGCGTCTAAGAAGTCCCGAGTGTCCATCTGCCGTATATCGTCAAGCGTACCGTAACCATGCCGCACCAGTGCGTGCTCTATCATTGCCTGGTTGTCCAAGTTTGTACGCTTGATGATGTCAGGCCCCGGCAGTGGAGTCGGAACCGTTAGCCGCCAAGGTTCCCTTTCAAAAAAGGGAACGATATCGCGCCCAGCATCGTCACCGTAAAGGCAATATAGTCTTCAGGGTAATCTTCCCAGTGCTTAGGCGACTTGCTCAACTGACCGCCCTCAAACAGTACAGTTTCCATGATGACCTTCTCCACTGGCTCGAAGTCTGCCGAGTCCAGGAACGAGAAGTCACCGGATTGGATTTCACCTTGTCTTTTTGAAAAGAACGCGAACACGCGCCGGCGCTGGTTGTGCGTCATCTTCGTTAGCTGGTAGGCACGACCGCTTGGCATGGTTGCCTCTTGGTCGTCGTGTACGGCTTTCACCATGGCTAGTGCTGTGCTTTGTTCGGTCATTGCTATTGTCCTTGTTTAACTATTGAGTTTACCGGCTTGCACTTCTTGCCCACCTGATACGCCAATCCTACAAAAACATACACTATAAGGCTCATTAAGAGCCAGCCATTGTCATAGTTGCCAAGGTCCATATGCAGCAAGCCTATCGTAAAAAGGCCAGCCGGTGCCGCCAGTAGGCCGGACATGAAAGCCCTCAAGGTTACAGCTTGTCCGTTGTGGCAGCAAATCAGAAAGGCTACAGAAAAACCCCACCAATTGGCGGGGCTGTAAATCCGACCCTGTTAAAGGTTCCGCGATCCATTCCTAAACCGAATCGCGTACTCCTGCAAAGCGTTGCCGTCGGTGCTGGACTTGGTTGAAGTAGGCTGTGTGGTGACGCTGCCGTTCTCCAGAATCCAGGACTCAACGCCGCCAGTGCCGTCACGGCTGAAGCTCTCCTTCACGCTGCCGTTGACCAGTACCGGTGGCGACTGGCGCAGCAGGTTGTTCATAAATGCGTCTG